CATGCATGGGCTTTCTATTTTTCGGCAAGCGCGACGATGAGGAAGAGAATATCCTGGATGAGATTAATAGCGAACTTGACGCGATCAAAGTCAAAATGGATAAAGTTGTTGTCCCCGCTATTGCAGCCGGTGAGCTGACAGCGCAAGAACAAGAATGGTGGAACAATTTGAAAGCGCGTTTTGCCTTGTCGCAGAAGATAGAATCTGACTTGCACTTGCTCAAAGCCGAAAACGAATCTCATTCGACACTGTTCTGGATTGGTTTGCGGCGACGATTGAAACTTGATATTGGCGAAACATATAAGATCGACGGCGATAAGGTTACTAAAACAAGGAGGGCACGATGAAAAAAGTAGCTTTACTGATAATCCTGTCAGTAATGATTTGCTCGGCTGGCGCGGACACACTGTCCGTGGTTAAGGTTACGGACACGACATATACGAAAATATACAAGCCCGATGTTGTAGTGAAGGCAGAGAAAAGCAGGGCTGGAAATGTTGTAGCCGGGATTTCATTGATTGCGCTCGGATGTTTTGGCGGGACAGCGGCGTGGATTGACGCGGCGCAACAGAGTCCTACTATGGGCGTTGGTGGAGATTATAGAAATCCAAATTACAACATTCGACCTGATGTGATTTATTTTACGCTTAACGTCATGGTTATTGTTGCCGGGATTCGGTTGATATGTCCATAAGGCGTTATACCTGTAACACTCGCGGGGAACTTAACCCGCATGCTGCGGGCGACCTTGTGAAGTTTGTCGATCATATTCAGGAAGTCTCCGAGATCAGAACGTATTTTATCAACAAGTTGAATATGCTGAATCAGATTATGGTGGACGCGATAGCGGCATCGAAGCAGGGCAAAAACGAAAGCGCAACCGATTATCATGGCAACTAAAGAAATCACCCTGTACGGCCCGAGCGGGAACCTTCTCACGAAAGACGTTCCAGCTGGAGGCGTTGAGATACCGGACCTTGACCCCACTTTCTTCATGTCCCCCAGCGGGTCGTCGGTCAATACCCGCGAGGTCGAACGAAAGCCGTATTCGCTGCATTGGATGGTCTATGCTTGCGCCCGCGTGATTTCGTGGAACCTTTGCAGACTCCCCCGAGTGTTTGAAGACAAGAACAATAAAAAAGTTGAGATGAACGATCTTGATGACTTGTTCGGACGGCCAAACCCATTCATGACACGGCGGACGTTCTGGGAAGCTGTGATACTCAATCTATTGCTTCCGTGCCGCGAGGGATTCGGTCGCGGGCAACGCGGCGGACAATGCTTCATCGTTTGCGATAGTGGCAAAGAAGATTACCATGTCGATCTTGCCAAAGGTGAAATGCCTGTTGCGATGTATCCATACAACGATCAGTATGTAAGCCCTGAGTACGACAATAGCAAGCATTTCATCGGGTGGAAATTTGAGATACGAGAACAAGAGATATTGCAGCACTATGCCCCGCATGAGATAATCCGCATATACAATTTCAACCCATATGACTGGCTTCGTGGGTTGTCAATGTATGAACCGGCGCAAATGGCAATTATTAACGACATTAAGGCGGATGTGTGGAATAGCCGGACGTTCGACAATGACGCAATCCCGGCTGGCGTTCTTACCAGCGACCAGGAACTGAATGAAGCCCAAGCGATAGAGATACAAAACCGCTGGTATCAAAAGTATGGCTTCGGCAATGCTCGGCGCATTTCTGTTCTTGGCAAAGGCGCAACATTCCAGAAGATACAAAACGATGCCAAGGATATGGAATTTTCGCAACAGAAAGACAGGGTTGTTGAGGAGATCCTTGGAGTGTTCGGATTAAACAAAATCGCCATTGGTAAATATGAAGAACTAAATTATTCTACCATCGTGGAAGGTCGAAAAATGCTATGGGAAGACACATACATTCCCATTGACGAATCAATAATGGAGCAAACTAATTCGCAGTGGATACGCAATATCAATCCGCGCAATCCTATCCATATGAAGGCCGACACCTCGAATATCCGCGTACTTAAGAAAGACTATTCCAAACAGACAATCGCTGCAAAGACGCTTTACAGCATGGGAGTGACGGCGGAAGTTTCATGCCGGATCAATGAGATCCCATTGAGCGATGAGGACAAGTCAGCAATGCCGTGGATATCGGAGAAGCCCGTTGCGCCGATCGGTGGGAATTCCCCATTCGGCGGTGGAAACGAAGGGCCAACAGGGGTTGAACCGCCGCCCAAAAGTCTTATTACGCGGGTGAAGTGGAACGTCGATGCTCTGGATAAGATTTCCGAGAGCTACATCGAAAAGGTGTTGCAACCTGGCGAAAACATCATGTACAATAAGCTGTTGCGTTTCTTCACCAGCGAACGAAACAAATTACAGGACATGGTTGACGAATGGTTGAACAAGCAGAAGACAAAAGCAAAGGATACCATTTCAGCCGACGACTTTTCCCTTAATAGGGACGAAGAAGATTCGTACTTCATCGACAAAATATACACGCCTTCGGTAAAAGAGCAGCTTGTCAGAGAAGCGGCAAAGTTGAAAGAGGAAATCGGCCCTCTTGTAAACTGGGGCGTTTCTGACGATATGATTCAAGAGTTTGTCGATGCGCGCGCCGAAGGATTGAAGGCTATAAACACGACGACGATCAATATGTACCGTGACAAAATATCTGATGCAATCGCAGATGGCTACAAGAATACATTTACTCCGCAACAGTTTGCAAAAGCTGTTAAGGAAGCAATCTCGGACACTGGGGAAATTCGGAAAAACCAGGCGCGGACTATCGCTCGTACTGAAACTGGAATCATATCCAGTACAGCGCGTCAAGAAGCATTCGAAGATGAGGGCATTAAATATAAACAATGGGTAACGGCAGGTGATGAGAAAGTCAGGGAATCGCATGTTGAGGAAAATGGGAACATCGTTGACGTTGACGAAGAGTTTCCCGTAACCGGGCTTATGCACCCGTGTGACCCAGACGGCGAACCCGAAGAGGTTATCTGTTGCCGATGCGTCGAGGTTAGCGCAGAAAGCAAGTAGTTTAAATTTTACGAGGAGGGCAAATGAATACATGTAAAGATTGTAAGTTTTGGGAGTATTGGGGCGATCAGCCTGATGGTAGAATGTGCGGAACCTGTACAAACGATCGTCTTGAAACTTTAGTTATTGTTTATGATGATTCACTTCCAATAAGCACGACAACTGATTTTGGCTGTATCTTCTTTGAAAAGAAGGCCACATGAAAATCCTCATCACGGGCGGGAGCGGTTTTATCGGTCGCGCTGTTGTATCGGAACTACTTGATGCAAAGCACGATGTCACAATCCTTGATACAAAGATGCCTGACTTTCCCGGACGTGTCCATTATTTTGCATGCGACATACTGCAAAACATGGACGACATTTTCAGCAAGGTTTCACCTGAAGTTGTTATCCATCTTGCAGCATGCACTGACCCGACAGCGGGGCCGGATCATCTGTACAAGGTGAACGTCAAAGTGACAAAGAACGTCGTTGATGCTTGCGAGAACTTCGGCGTTCGGCGGATAATATTTGCATCAACAGGCATGGTCTACGGTAAGAATTCTGATTTGGAAGTATCGGAAGAAGCCGAAGTCGCGCCGATTTCGCTGTACGCCTTCACTAAGGCCGTAGGGGAAAGCCTTGTGCGTGCAAGCTCGCTTGAGCATATCATCTTTCGTATGTTCAACGTGGCCGGTCCAGGATTCACGCATAACCCGGCGCGGTATCTTATCCCCGTAGCACTGGCAGCGACGATAGAGAAGCCTTTGCGCCTGTTCACGGCACAGAATGACGTGCGTGACTATGTACATGTTGTTGATGTTGCTAAAGCCTATGTGAGGGCTATTGAAACGGTCGGATTGACCGAAACGATCAACCTTGGAACCGGCATACCTACGCCGCTTGGAAAAGTCCTTGCCATGATTTCCGGAGAAAGGGATTATCCCGTTCCGACAATCGTTGATCGAAATGCGCCAGGATTGAATAAGCAGGAAGGTGTCAATTTAACAGCGGATTCGACAAAGGCAAGAACTATTTTAGGATGGAGACCGGAAAAGAACCTTGGCGACATTATCCGTGATTCCGTTGTATGGTGGTCTTTGCATATCGGCAACAAAATGCCTAAAGGGGTATTGGAGTATTCGAAATGAAAATACCGATTCTGATTAAGGGAAATGACCCCTTCATTGCCAAGATCAAGGATGATATGAAGGTCGAAGAGAAAAGCGTTGTCGGGTATGAGGCAACAATCAAACTCGCTCCTGACAAATACAAGGACGTTTTGCAGGAAATCCTTGACGATGAAAAAGACCACATCGAAAAATTGAACAAGATATTGGAGGACAAATGATAAAGCAAAATCGCAAGCCCGAACCGGTCAAGGAAGAGACGAAAGCCGAACCGGTCAAGGAAGTCAAAGCGGTCGATTCCATGCCGGACGGCGTGACAAACGGAATGGCATATTCGAATGAGTCAGTTTTTTTCAGTCCCTATTCAATGGGTTAAATCCAAATGAGAACCGAACAGGATTACGATACGAAAGTGCTTGAAGCCGATTCGAAGAAGCAGGGCTACAAAACGAAGGTAAAAAAGCCTTCCGAAAAAAAGGAGAATGGCAATGCCGCAAAAAATCCTTCATAAGCTCATGGGAAGCGAAATGCTTTCCGCTGACCCGAAAACGCTGACTGTCGAGCACTTCATATCAACGGAGAAGCAGGACGAAGACGGCGACATCATGGACCCGGAGTCAATGACGCAGCGGGGTAAGGTTGTCGTCCTACAACAGCATGGTAAAGACCCGAAGCAGGGCAACGAGCCGATTGCAAAGAACCTCGGAATACGCCCAGGCGTTCACCCGAAGAGCGGCAACCGGGGATTGATTGCCAAGACGCAGTTCTATGACGGTTCACACCTAACGCCGCCTGACAATACCGGCAAGCGCCTGTATGAGAAATCGACGCAAGGCTTTATGCCGAACTGGTCAATAGGCTGGCTTCCCGGTGATAACAAGGGTGATAACAACCCGGTCAAGGGCGGCATACTACGAAAGAATTGGCGATTGCACGAGTATAGCCTTGTCGGAGTGGGCATGAACGACGAAGCGACATGCGCCGATGAGTATAAGTGCAAATCGTTCGGCATGACAAAAGATGAATTCGACAACGCTTTTCCGAGTGGCCGCTTGTTCACAGTTCGCCTTGAAGGAAAAGACGTGGAATTCCCTGATTTCAGGATTGACCTCGTTGACGGCAAGCTGAAAATACAGGAAAAGGATGCGCTCGGATTCTATGGAGAAAAGGACTTTCTTGACAGTACTGAAGAAGTCAAATTCGCCGTGGGCGCTGAAATGGTTTGCATTGGCGGGCAATGCGAACTTGTTGGAGAAGGTAAGCCTTTTCCGAATGAACATTCATGCCGTCTTTTACAGCCAGTCAAGGACGCTTCGACACGCCGCAAGAATAGTGCGCAAAAGCATGAAGGCAAGTCCTATGACGTGATTTACCAGAAACAGAACGGGAAATGGGTTCAACAGGCATACAGATACAGCAAGGACTCGTGGACTTCAGAACAAGCCGCCGCTCACTGCAAAAGCCATGATGGATCGTTTACAGGCGCGAAGGCGATGCAAAAAGAAATGCCGACCGAGGCAAAGATTGCCCACAAGGTCATGCACATGGCACACAAAGACATGATCGAAAAGATGAAGAAAGCCGCATGCATGAAGACTGAAGGCAATACTTCCTCAATGGAAGATATGGGTAATGATGCGCTGAATGAATACCGTGGACTCGTCGAGGACCACGTTGAAAAGTACATCAAAGCGGTCCAGGCGAATAATGCCAATCCCGAATTCGACGAGGATGACCACGGCGTTGGCAAAGGTTTCGAGCATGCTCGCGTCAAGGTTCATCACGATGCTCTGAAAACCGTCCACGCTGCTTTCATCAAAGAGATTCACGCATGCAAGGACAAGGCCGATTTGAATTCCCGCATTGCCGCAAAGGAATTGCTTGACCAGCATCACAAAGAAGCGTTGCCGCATGCAGTGAAATTTATGACGGCATATGGTGAGGTGAACCGGGAAAAAGAACTTCCGAAAAAGACTTTTTCCAAATCCATCGAGGATATCACGGCGTGCCGGATCGCATACAGTTCGCTTCAGGTTCTCATCGACGGAATGTTCCAAGAAGCGTGTTCCTTTTGCTGGGGTCCTCAGAACAATCCGAAGCTTTCTATCCCCAGCGGCGATGTGGCGCGTACCGTGCTTGAGGAGTTCATCGAACTTGCCATTCCATACCTTTCCGCGTGGGTCGACGAAATGCGGCCGGAAGAAGACGAAGCCAAAGAAGGTGAACCGCAAAGCGAAATTGCGTCGCTCAAGGACGTGCAGGAAATTCTCAAAAGGAAAGACCCTGTTGAGGTAAGCGTGGATCTTAAAGGTATGGAGGAGATCATTCATGCGCAGGTCAAGGCATACACCGGCATTGTGCCGACAAAAGAACAAATCGAACTTCAGGTAAAATCATTGTTTGATAAATTCCGTTTAACTTTCCCTTCGGGCGACAGGAGAACGAAAACGTCGGACGATGACATTTACAAGAAGGCATTAGAGGGCGTATCATTCAAAATAGGAACAAAATAATATGGAACTCAAGGAATTCCAGGAAACCCTGACAAAGTGGCAGGGTGATATCCAGACTCAGGTCAACACGCTGCTCAAAGAGTCCGGCGACAAAGCCGATGGAGCGCGCAAAGTTCTGGAAACGGAACTCAATACCGTCAAGAAAACGCTGAACAGCGTCAACGAACAGCTCAAGACCATTTCGGCTCGGCATGTTCCTGGCCTCAAAGACGAGCTCGTCAAAAGCCCGTTCGACTTCGGCATGCTGGCCAAAGCCATGTGCAATATCAAGTACGATATGCCGGGCGACCCGTGGGCGGAAGCCGGTCCCGAAAAAGAGATGATGGACCAGTCCATGAAAATCAGGGGCAAGGCTAACGAAGCCACGTCCGGCGCGGGCGGTGGATACCTGATTCCCGATGAAGTGACTAACAATTTCATCGACATGATCGTACAGAACATGCCCCTTGCTGATCTTGGCATGAATATTGTCAAAGGTCTTGTCGGAGAACTTCCGATTCCGCGCAAAACAGCGCGTACCGCCGGATACATGGTCGGCGAGAATGGCAAACCGCCGGAAAGCGCCGTAACGTACGGGGAAATCACCCTTCGACCGAAAAAGGCAGCGGCGTTCAGCAAGCAGTCGAATCGCCTGATCTATCAGAGCCGTGGGGTTTCTGACAAGATCATACGCGATGACCTCCAGTACATCCTGCGGCGCACGATGGAGCAACAGGCAATGACCGGAACAGGATCGGGCAAGCAGGCCAAGGGCCTGTACCAGTTCACGAGCGGTATGACTCCTTCGAGTGTTGCCCTTGCCGGAACGGGTACGGCATTGACGACAGGGGGCGGGCGCTTCAAGATCGATGATGCCAACCTGATGATGGATGACATCGAAAGTGCCGATGAAGCTTCAACACCGGGCGCAAAGATGGGCTTCCTGATGCATCCGCGTGTCAAGAATGGCATGAAGCGCGAGCGCGTGCAGTTCTACAGCGGACAAGCTGCGAGCGCCGGTATGCCTATTCTGCCGATGAACTTGCTTATGACCGACAAGGTTCTGAGCGACCAACTCGGACAGAAAATCGCATGCACGACCCT